CCAACATAGACTGCATCTTTAGGATTAGTATTACAATGTGCAAGAGTAAATAATAATTGGTCGGGTGAGGGTTTACCTCTTAGTCCTTCAGTAGGACAACATACGAAGTCAAACTCAACATCTAGTTTAGACAGAATGTCATGTGTTCTATCTTTGTGTTTAGATGTGACGACTGCAAGTTTCTTTCCTTGTGACTTAAGGTGTTGTAAATGTTCTTCTACACCGTCATAAAACTTAATCAACTTACTATTCTTTGAAGAGAATTGGTTATACTTTCTCATGAGTTCATCTTGGTCAGTAAGTATACCTATTTCAGTTAGTATATCTTTGAATGGTTTACCTATTAACTTGAAGTAATCTTTAAAATCTCTACCAGTGTTAAGAGAGTTGAATGACTTCTCCATATTTTCTTTTGAATCAATTAAGACTCCGTCTAAATCAAATATGTATAATGTCTTCATGTTAAGTGGTCTTCAGTTAATATTCTAAAATTCAATCGTCTATCTTTACAATACTCTTCTGCAGCTTTAAACTTTGCTTGATTGACAGCATAGGTTGCAATCTCATTGAGGTATCGTTTGGTTTGTCTTTTAGGTTCCTTTGGGGGTTTAAGTTGTTTCTTAGGTTTAACTTCTATAATCTCTCTTATAGATTGACCCTTGTCATTAACAAACTTTATGTAGAAGTCGGGAAAGTATCTATGTACTCTTTTATCTAAAGGAGACTTGTATGGAATGATAACTTCCTCACTGCCCCACTCTATGATATTAGTATTAGTATCACAATAGACCATAAACCTTCGTTCCCATAAAGACCTGTATATTATCTTTGTGGGGTCTCCTTTGTATTTTTTATAGTTCTTTGGTTTAAACCTTCCGCTGTACGACATAAATAGATATGAATAAGTTATATACAGGTATTTATACATGGCATCAGTAAACAAATTTCTATCAAAACTCAATCAGGCAACTACAGCACTTAAGTCAGTTAAAGGTATATCGAGTAAAATATTTGGTACAGGATATCAAACGAATGTATCTACACAAGAACAAGATGTTGAAATTGAAAGAAGAAGACTTCAAGAAAGAGCAAAAGCTCTAAAAAGCAAAAACATTGGGTTAAATATGATACCCAACTATGAAGCTAAAATAAATCCTTCACTTCCAGCAACTGAATTAGTTTATCCAAGGGATAATCCTGTAGACAATTATATTCACTTTACAATTGAACCAAGAAAAAAAAGAGAAGGTTCACCAAGTGCATTATCAACTTCACCCACAGAGATTTATCTATATGCTCCAAATGTAAAGAATGACGCACCTTCCATTTCTTATAATAATGTTGATTTTGGAAACGTGCAGAGAGATATATTAAGTGGTGGACTTAATATTACAGATATGGACGGTGGTGTTAGTGCTGAAATAAGAGAGATGATAACGAAATTAGGCAATAGCATTGCATTGGGTACAAGTAATTTTAGGGACGATAGAACATTTAATCCACAAAAAGAAGTTATGTTTGAAGGTATTCAGTTTAGAACTTTTGATATGGCATTTCAATTTAGACCAAATAGTCAAGAAGAGACAGAAGAAATTAATAACATTATATGGGCATTTAAGACTGCAATGTTGCCAGATACATTTCAAATGGCTCAAGGAATCGGTAAAGAATCAGAAAAATTTAGTGAAAACTACTTTAACTTACCCAATAATGTAAAGATAAAGTGGCATGGTGCAATTGCAAAGAAGATTGACGGATTTTTACCTTCATTCATAACTAATGTATCAGTTCAATACAATGGTGGTAATAAACTAGAAACCTTTTCTGATGGTATGCCTTTGGTTGTAGATATGTCACTTTCATTTGTAGAGAATGTCTTAATGACACAAGAAAATTATCAGGGTATTAGTGCAAGTAGTAAAAAAGTAGACCTTAAAAAATCTCCAAGTGCTAGAGAGATAAGAGATGCCGCATCAACTAACGAGGTTAATAATGCAAAATCTAATATAGGAACAGTGATTCCAACATACTCCGACCCTGGCGATTACACAGCTCCTGATGGAACTAAATTTAAAGATGGTAAAATAACTTACCAAAGACCTTTTGGGGCTGGATAATAACCATGGCAAACGAACTATATAAAAATTTTCCCGAAATACAGTATACTTTATCTAACGGTAAAGTTGTCACAATAAAAGATTTCTTCAGAAAGGCTAGAATATCATCTTTCAGTCTTGATAAAGTTGTTGACTATGAATACTACGAATTAGACGAAGGTGAACGACCTGATGTAGCTGCATCTAAGATATATGGTGACAGCGATTTACATTGGATTTTCTTTTTAGTCAATGACATGGAAAATTACTATGATTGGTATATGAGTTCAGAAACATTTGAAACACATATAGATTCTAAGTATACTGGTCAATACTTAACTTTTGCAACTTCTGTTGATGTTGTACAATACCCTAACTATGACAGTCAAGGAAACTTACTGAACACTAGAAAATATTTGTTAGGAGAGAAGGTCACTACTGCAAAAGGGACTGGACATATCTTAGAAGTAGACCCTCTAAATAAAAGAGTTAGAGTGGAAAGGGGACTATGGGAACAGGGGGAAACTTTAGTCGGTTTAAACAAATCTTCTGAGATAGTAAGTATCATAGAACCTAGAGATGTTATAGTACATTACGAAAATGTTGATGGAGTTAAAACCAATGTTCCTACAGCTGGTTATACTAGTGTCTCTTTATGGCAAAACGAATACAATAAAAATGAAAACAAAAGGCGAATAAAAATAGTGAAACCATCTTATATGAATATAGTTTTACGAGAGTTTGAAACCTTAATGTCCAAATAGTATGGACAATCAATTAGGAAAAGTTGTAGTAAGAGAAGTCACCATTCAATATGGAGACCAAGAAACCGACTCTGTTAATATAGTAAATCTAGTAAATTCAATTTCAATATATGAAAGTATATTCAGTAAACATCTTACTGGAAATGTTGTTGTTGTTGATGCAAGAAATCTAATCAATAACTTACTATTGACTGGTCAAGAGAATATAACTATTAATTGTGAAATGCTAGAGGGTGGAAATCCTGTAAACAGAACCTTTAGATTATATAAAATTTCTAACCTTATAAGAGAGGGAGATTTAGTTCAGATATACACTATGCACTTTTGTGACCCATTAATGTACAGAAGTAAAGAAGAAAGAATAAGTCAAGCTCTTAGGGGTTCTCATACAGATATGATTGAAGGTCTTTTTGAAGAACTTAGTGGAGACCCTAATTTTATACCACTATTTACTGAATTTGAAGAAACACAAGGTGACAATCATCAATTCGTTGTACCAAATTGGTCTGTTAATAAAACATTAGATTGGTTAGTAAACAATAGTAATCCAATTGACGAAACGTCTTATAAAAACTCAATGTTTTTGTATCAAGACATGAAAGGACAGTATCAGTTTAAATCTATGGACAAAATGTTAGTTGATATAGAAGAAGAAGTTTTTCACCATGTTCCATACAATGCATTTAGTGAAGTATCTGCAGAAGAACGTAATTTAGTTATACTAAGTTCAAATAAACCACAAGAGTTTGATACTCTTCGTGGATTGTCGACTGGTGCATACGCTTCACTATTAAAAATATATGACCCTATTAGAAAACTAGAAAGTGTTAAAGAATATGATATTGAAGATACTATTCAAAGGAGACAAGATGTTAGAGATGGTAATAGTATTCTTGCAAAAGAAAGTCCACTAACATCTCTCATAACAAAAGATACTACATTTCCTAAACCACATAAGTTAGAACAACCTACTACCATACTTCATGAGTATACCACAACTCATATGTTTGATAACAAAGATAAGATTGATGATGAGGAAGTTTTTATGGGTGTTAAACATACTGATAATAGTAAATTAGAAAGACATGCATTACTAGAAATCTTAAATCAAAATAGAATAGAGGTTGTCGTACCCTTTACTACTAAGATAAGGGCTGGTAAAAAAATACAATTAGATTTACCAAAAGGTCAAGTTAAAATAGGTACAAACAAGGGAATTGACTTTGATGATTATTACTTAATTACAGGAGTTTCTATTCATATAGATAATGCGACTAAAGTGGGAACATGTAATTTAGAATGTTCAAAAGAAAGTAAACTATTATCAAAAATGGAAAGTAATTATAGTGAAAAGGTGGCAGTATTACTAACAGGTATGGACACTAAAAAAACATGATACATTACTACGGAATAGTTGAAGATAGAAATGACCCTCTTGAAATAGGTAGAGTGAGAGTTCGTATCTATGGTATTCATACTGAGAACAAATCACTAATTGCAACACCCGACCTTCCATGGTCTCAGGTATTACTTCCAACAACCTCTGCAGGTCTTTCAGGATTTGGAACACAACATGGTTTAGTTGAAGGGTCAACTATTGTTGGGTTCTTTCGTAATGATATTGATATGCAAGATTTCATTGTCATTGGTTCTGTTGCAGGTATACCTTCAGAAGGTTATCAAAAAGATGTAGAAGATAAGATTAGAAAAAGAACTCCCGATGAAGGTTTCAGTGACCCTAGACG